GTATCCAATTATGGACATGCCGTCTTTTATCCAAAACGATACACTCCTGAAACTTTTCTGGCAGCCTGCCCGATGTAATTGAAATCCAGGGGCTTTGATAATCAGGATTATAATAATCAGGATTAGTATTTTCAATGGATGAGGGTGTTTTAATATCTGTTGAAACATCCCGTGTCATTGAAACATCAGAAACATTACAGTTACGTGACACAATATATTTGGCGAAGTCCTCGCCACAAATATCGCAGACATACAATTCAGCCTCGTGTGTACAGGGTGTTTCTGCCTCACAGTTTGGACAAAACTGTTCTCCTCTTACGCCACCAAGACGCATAATAATTTCATCTAGTAAATTGCTGTGTTTTGAAAAGACAGGGATTTCTCCCCAAACATTTAGAAGTTCTTTAGCCAATTCTTCATTTGACATAGCCCTGTATGTTTCATCGTCTTTCATCGCCTGCACAAGCATGTCATAAATCTCCGCCCCGCGTTGGAGTTGTTCGGGCGTCATATTGCCAATTATTTCGGATAGTGCTTTTTCTTTTTCATTCATCGTTTTTTACCTCCGCCACGTGATGCTGTTGATTTTGCCATTCAACGTTGAAGTGTATTTGGGAACACCCGTCACACCACGCCCACGGTTGGCGCATTTGGTACAACGCCTCTGTTTTATTTTGACAATATCTGGTTTCGTTATGGTCAAGACATGTTAAATATGTTCCACGCCCGACATCCTTTCCAGAAACAATGTACTTTATTCGAACCATCTTGATTTTGGCTTTAGTAACGCGGTTCTTGCACGTGTATCTTTGCAACACTTCGTAACTCGCGCCTATTTCTAATTCGTTGTTTGGCATCATTCCTCCTGTTTCAATAGTTTCCCACAATAGCAACAATATTTCATATTATTGTCGGTTGGAGTGCCTTCCGTGAAATAAAAGCTGTTGCCGCATCCCGTTTTCCAGTAACAGATTTCTGGGTCATCCTCTTGTATCCAAGAGCACGTTTCTTTTTCAACAGATTGCCCTGTTTTAATATCTGTTGAAACATTCTCTGTCACTGAAACATCAGAATTTGATTGTTCGGTACTCATTGCAGTGTCCAAATAAGTACCATCGTAAATGTGCTCAACTATCATTTCAATATGCTGTTTCAGTCGCTTGCTGTCTTCTGGTTTCATTCGTCCTCTGCCTTTAATACGGTTATTCCTAAATCTGGGAATTCTGCCGGCAATCGCCTAAATTTTATTAGCTCAAACACTAAAAAATATGCCATTGTCGGTTTTTCAACAGTAACCACCCTGATGTCTTTTCCGTCTTTGCTGTGTATCTCATATGTTATTGATGACTTTTTTGTAACCATTTGTTTAACCTTCCCTCTGTGGGTTGCCACGCCCCCCATGAGCATCCTGGTGGATAAACCCACTCAAAACCCAAAATTTCAGCTAATCTGGTTTCGTAGTTCGCCCGTATCCAATGAGCTGGCATTGTATCTAACGCAATCCACATTTTTAATTCTTCCTCTACACATTTCGCGCAAAGATTTACTGGCTCTGGTGGTTCAGCATCATACGGACTACCAAAATTTGTGTAGCCATCAACAATTTCTCTTTTTTTCCCACACCTTCCACAGTAATCAAAATAAGATTTCAACACTTCCCCAATACTTTTTATTCTTGGCAATCCTGGTTTCATTATATCTTTATATGGCTCACTCATTTCGTCCTCCTAAAACGGCACATCATCGTGCAGCGATTCCGTCCTGAACTCGTCACCCTGCGTGATCTCGCGAGCAACAACCTCAAATCCGGCGTCACGCTCCACGCCTGACCTGTCCGTCCATTTGCGAGGCGTCTTTGCCTGCCCCGTGACAGTGACAACCTGCCCCTTCTCAATCCCGGCGTTGGCTTCGGCTAACTCCTCCCACGCCTCACAACGCACCCACGCGCGTTCTTTGTAGCCCGCGTCCTTGTTGCCTCCGGTGTACATTCCGAGAGCGAATGTCAGTACCGCCTTCCCGTCCGGCGTGTACCTTGACTCCGGCTTGCCTACGATTCCTGAAAGTTTGATGTTCATAATGTCTCCAATCTCTCCTTGTTGAAATATGGGTAATCCAATCGGCGTGTATTCCGCCACGTTCCCCTGAATAATCATCTGTTCACCGCCCCGGCGTAATGTGCGATGTACCGCTCCACTTGTGCCTTGATGCAGTCGCATTCGATCATTCCCGCCCATATCGCTCCTGCCTCCCATGCTTCAAGGTCAAAGTACCCGCTATCAAGTTCGCGCATCAATGTATCTCTGTAAGCAATCAACTCACTCATTTTTAGCCTCCAATTTCATGGTGAGCGCGTTTACCCCGCTCAAATACTTTTCGCTTACCGCTTTCGATTCCGGCAGTAATCTCACTTCATCCTCAGCCCTCTCTAATAGCGATTCGTAAATCCTGAAAAAATGCGCCCGGTCTGCTACGGTGTTATCCGATTCAAGCAGGTTGCGATAACCGATTATCTCTACCGCCCGTTTCACCAACGGGTGAGCATATTCCGGTTCATGGGTGATTACCTGATAGCGATAATAATCGCCGCAAATGTGTACCTGGTGAATAGCGTCCTGCCACGCCTCGTATGCGGACGGGATGTTATGAGTACCAATCATCAGGTTATGTGCCATTTCGCGCCATTCAGCGATAGACGGGAAGAATTTCGATTGCACCATTATCTGACGCGCTGCCGCTTCGAGAACGTCCACTGGAATATCCGCCAGCATTTCACCGTAAAGTTTCATGGTATTAGCGGATAATTCAAAACGCGGGTATGCGTGAGCCATAACACCGATGATCTGCGTAACACTTTGCTTATTAGCCATTGTTCGCCTCCGCTTCCTCAAGCGCCTGCTCTGCTAATACCTGTTCGATAACCAGTTTGTTCTTGTCGAGTATTGACATAGGCTTATCCTTTCTCTTTGACATGGCAGTGCGAACCGGCCCGACAAGTGACGAGTAGTATTTCACCCGCTTTCCCTGCTCTGATAACCAGGCATAGGCCGCTTGAATATCCGGGATGGTTGGATTCAAGGCTTCGATTTCGTCCAGCGCCTTGAGGTCTGACGGGTTTGCTGGTGGTATTCCGATAACAGATTCAATCATCTGCTGAACGGGAGAGGGAGCGCCATTTTCGCTCTGTATCTGCTCTGTATCTGTTATCTGTTCTCTGTATCTGTTATCTGTTCTCTGTGTAACGTTTCGTTTCATTTGCGTTACATCTTCGTTACAGTAATATTCGTCTTTACGTTTCGATTCCCTGTAACGCGCAACGCGCTCGGTGTTAGTCGCTTTTTCCTGCCTCTTTGAAAAATTTGTAACGATGTAACCGTTATCCGTTGCGGTAATCAGTCTAATGGCAGCCAGCGCGTCAACATCCTGCTGAACATCGGTTTCGGTCATTCTCAAAGACCAGGCTATTTGACTGACTGGCGGTATTTCGCCGTCTTTGTTCTGCTTGCCAGCCAGCAGGCATAACTCGTAGAACCTACGCCATAAGCGGTCTGGAAGTGTCGCCATCTTCGGGTCATCCAAAACCTCACAATAAAACTTGATCCAGTAATTTCCCGCCATTACCCCTCCGTCCTCGCCGCTTTTTTTCGATTACATGTTTTGCACAATATTTGTAGGTTCTCTTTCCCGCTACTTCCGCCCCTCGAAACAGGGATAATATGATCTATTTCGAGATTGTCAAAAGAGCCGCAATTGACACAGCAACGGTCACGCTCAAGAATTTCCTTCTTTAGCCATATTGGTATATTTCTTGGTATTGCCCCATGAAATCTCTTGTCATAATTTACGAACCCGTTACTTTCAAGGCTTACGATTGCCGTTATTACTTCGTCTAAGTCCATGTCGAGTTCATTCGCAATTAATAGATCGTTATAGTCGGGGTGTATTAATAAACACAACAGAACATAGATACTGCTTCCAATTTGTTTTTGATAGTCGAGAATATTCCTTGAAATATCCAAATATTCTCCGTTTTGCCTCACCTCAATTTTTTCCATGTCATACTCCCTTAAAGCCAGAGAGCCACCCTACGCGCCGGGATCCTGTCAGGGAGTTCGGGAGTACGTAAGGTGGCTCTCAAGCCACATAATACTATAAGATTGTGTGAGGCGTTGTATCCCGTAAGAAACAAAACTCCCAACTCCCTGACAATCCAAATCCTATCATACAAGTCAAAGCGTGTCAAGGTCAAAACAGCCTCCCCTGCGCCGTGTCAATCGGGCGTAGTAATTCCGATCCGTACATCGCCGCCAGTTTGCGCTCCATGGCCGCCAGCTTCTCAAGTGTGGTCAAAGCCTGTGCGCGTTCCTGGAAGTAGAAATTCAGATGCCGCGCCTTGTCATCATCCGTGTGCCCGTTCATGAACAGCCCGCCGCCCTCGCGGTCGGAGCAGATGACGACGCGGTTATTGGGGTCGGCATTGATAGCGGCGATCACCGCCCTCAGTTTGCGCTTGTTATTCTCCGTAGGCTTGCCATAGACGTATTCGGTGAGTTCATCGTAGGAGATACGGTTAGCCGCGCCGATGTGGTGCAGGAGCAGGCTCTTGACGGTGGTCAATATGTGGGTGTCAATGTCAGGTTTCATCCTCAACTCCCTTCCCCTTCCTCCGTCCCGGTCTTGTGTCCCCCTCGCTGTGTTAGGCGTTCACCGGGATTTGAGGAGGAGAAAATCAGGCGTTGCGCGCCTGCAAAATTGTTTGAATAGCCGCCATCTTGCGGACATGATCTTCGGTCTTGGTCGCCAGTTTGTTCATTGCGTTGAACATGTGCGTCAACTTATCGGTATCAATAGTAC